ACTGGAAGTCTATTTCTAACGGCAGCAACCCTTTTTTGTAAATCTTTTACTCTGCCCAACTGCTCTGACTTAGTAACACTTTTAATGTTATTAGCAGCAGGCTTAGGTGTGCGACCTTTGCTAACTTTATTTGCCGTTGGTTTACGGGGCATGACTATTTCATCTCAGTGGTGTACTTCTTCCCACGCCAGGTGAAGGCTTTAACCTTAGCCCGACGAGCATCCTTGAACGCATCATCAAAGGAGGCTGCGGTGTTAGGGGTAGCTTGGTCTGAACCCGCTGCTTTCTTGCGAGCAGTTAGGGATTGACGGGCCTTCGTTTCTTGGGCAGCAAAGTCCTTACGTTGAGCCGCTGTGGGACCCTTTGGAGTGGCTGGCTTAGGGGTAGCGGGCTTAGATGCTTTTGGAACTGTTTGCGGGTCGTAAGCCTTACCTGACAAAATATCAGAACTTGCACGACTAAGAGCCCCCTTGGGATTTCTAAGAAGGGCTTGAAGTTTTTTCAATTCCTCTGGTGCATTTAGGAGGGCTCCTACTATTGCAGCACCGGTTCCACCTTTGGCTACAGCTCTTCGTTGGTTAGCCGCCATCAATTGTTGTCGCCGTAGTTGCGCAGCCCTGACGTTTGCCTGTCCTTGTGCTTGTGCTTGTTGCCGAGGAGCTGCGGCAGCAGCTGGGCCTGGCTTTACGTTACCAAGGGAGGCACGAGTAGGCGTACCTGTCGAACTAAAAGGAGCACGGCTAGTTCTAAAGGCAGGCTTTGGAGCCTTTTGACTATCAGCTTTTGTGATAGCAGCTGGCTTATTGCCAGCACCCCCAAAGAGGTTCCTACCACCCCCACTAGGGGTAGAGGGCTTAGCAGCAGTTGGCCGTGCTGACCTTGCTGGCCCACGAACATTACCAATAGAAGGACGTGTCGGCTTAGCAGCGGGCTTAGCAGCAGTGGGTTTAGGCTTAGCTGCCTTAGGGTTAATACGACGACCAGCACTAGGGGCTGGCTTGCTCATGGTCGTGCCGCCTTGGGTACGCACACGATTGGTCGTTGTGGATTGTGGCTTAGACCCCTTAGGGCCAGTCAGCACTTTGTTTTTTTGATCAGCCTTTTGTTGTAGCTTAGTAGGCTTTACGGGTTTCTTAGGAGCCATGATCAATCAACCTTGGGTAATGGTAGCAACAGGCAGAGCAAACAAGGTGCCAGCGCCGATCAGTTGACAGGACAGAACGTCACCAACGAGATACCACTGACCAGGACGGTTCAGAGTGGCAGCCGTCACGGCACCAGCAGTCACAGTGATGTTGGCAGTAGCGCCATAACCAGAACCACCGCTCAGAGCAACGTTGGTGTAGGTAGCAGAGGTATAACCAGAACCGTTAACACGGGTGCCGAAGGTAGCAATAGCGCCAGTTTCAGCACGGCGAACGGTGCCGGTAGCCTTAGCAGAAGGCAGCCCGGTAGTTGCGTTGGTGGGCTTAACACGAGCAGAACGTACCGCACGAATTGCGGTTTCAGCAGCATCTACAGTGGCACTAGCAGCGACAGCCGTAGTAGCAGCACCATAAGAGGCAGCAATCGTAGTCGTGGTGGTAACTGCGTCAGTACGGAAGGCGGTAGACTTTGCTTTATTGGTTTGTTGATCCTCGTCACGCTTACCAGGAGCATTAGAAAGGCCGCCGTAAGTAACGGCATCAGAAGTTGTAGACATTTGTTTTAATGGATAAGTTAACTAGCTAGTTGTCCAAGAAAGGACCTTTGAAAAATTGGATGGGTCAAAATGCTCTTGACCAACCCACCAAGATAACCAGTGGTTCGAACCTTTTGACTGGTTACATTTAAGACAAGCAGGGACCACATTCGATGTGATGTCGTGACCTCCACGGGCTTTTGGAATGACGTGATCCAACGTTAGATCATGATTTGATCCACAATAAACACATTGGTTATTCCAATGATCTTTTATCGCAGATCGCCAAAGTCGTTTAGCTTCTGAGGAAGACATAGCCCTTAAATTAAAAAGGTAATCGGAAGGACCCTTGAGTGGCATTGACTCGATAGGAGTAAATTTACTTCTTCTTTTTAGGGAAGCCTGCTTTCATATTAGCGTAAGCCTTTGGGGTAACCGTAGACTTACTTTTGGGGCGACTCTTGCCTGCTGCCTTGCGAGCATTCATGTTGGCATAGAGGCCAGGTGGCTTAGCGTTTCCTTTATTCATTTCTTTTTGGGCTTCCCACCCGCTCCGTTTCTTGCTCGATTTTTTGAGGGCGATTCCTTAACTAAGCGGCCACTCTGGGTGTGAGAAAGATCATCACCACCCTTACCCATCATGCCACGTTTACGGCGGGCATCAGCAAGGTCAGCGCGATACTTTCTATCAGTTCGAGATTTATTCTCCTTTGTATCATAAGCAAGTTTCTTTGCGTAAGCTTCGGGGTTACTCCGATAATACGCAGCACTACGCTTAGGGGTTGTTGTTTTCCTTGGCGCCATAAGGTGTGTCCTTAAAGAATACTTCGTTTTCGAGGCGCTCAATCCTTGAGTTGGAGGCACTTACTCTTTCGACAAGCACCTCAACTGATTTAGCAATATTATGAAGAGTGATCAGGTGCCAACTAAAGAGTGCTAGGAAAGCAGTTGCTGCTAAGTTCCTAAGCATTGCTGACACATGTTCTTCATCATCTAATGGCCCGTTCGACATCCTCCAGCTCCAATTCAAGACTACTAAACAGTGATGCCAAAGGCGACCCCATCACGGGAACACCCGTAATATTATTCTTACCAAGCCAATCAGCAGCAGCTTTTAGATCTTGTGTGGTGGCTGTGCCTGATTTAATACGCATGATCAGTTCATTAGTAACGAGGCCGTGAAGCTCGTTAAAATCTTGCTCGTTAGCTCGTTGTGTCATATGCCTCTACGACCCATGTGTGTTTGCCGTCCCAATATAAACTCATTACGCTTGGTAATTTTATACTTGACGGGTTGGATTGTTTGTGTGGTTTGATACCAGAAGAAGTTACCAACTGATCGGAAATCAGTGACAATAGCTAGTGGTAATGTAACCAGATTTCTACTACTAAAGTAATCCAAGTCTGACCCAACAACAAAGTAATTGCCGGGTTGATTATTAAGTTGATAGAACCTATTGACCCCTACAGTATTGCCACTAACTGTATAGGTGCCAGTTGTAAGGCTAAAGGGTTTCGTAAGTGAGAATACTGCATCCTTACCGGACACAGAAAATGACCCAAGAACACTATGGAGGGCTAGTGCTTGAATGAATCCAAGCGTATTGCCGGATAGTGTGTACGTCCCTATCTGTAGATTTAGTGTAATTTGTTTATTAATACCAACAGAAATTCCAGCAATCGAAAACGTACCAACAATGCTTTGTATTGCCAGTGCTCGAATAAATCCAAGCGTATTGCCCGCACTAGCGTAAGAGCCTATTTGAGTGCTTAGTATAGATTGCTTGTTAAGATTTGCAAGGATACCAGTAACCGCAAAGGTTCCTGTTTGATTATCTAAGGTAAAGGTGGCTCCTGTTGGTGTATAGATTAATTCAATCTGAACACCAGCAATAGAAAACGTTCCTGTTTGGGAAACAAGTTGTCTATTTTGGAGAAGTCCCGTTGCGGTTCCAACAAGGTTATACGTTTGGCTTGTGGCGTTTATTCGTGCTGCCCGTTGAAGGAGAGCGGAATTACCAACAAAGGAATACGAACTAGTAATTCCATCAATACAAAACTGCTTTGTTAAAGCTGCATTAAACCCATTAACAGCATAAGAGCCTGTTGTAATGTCTAATCTAGCTGTTTTTTGAAGCAGTAAGTTGTGTCCAACAGCCGAAAATGTACCGAGTTGTTGAATTAAGTTTCGATTAAACAGCAGTCCCGTTGTGGTTCCATTGTAGGTAAACGTTCCTACATTGACATCAAGGGAAACAGACTTAGAAAGATTTACGTTATTCCCAACAACCGAAAATGTACCGAGTTGTTGAATTAAATTTCTATTGAACAGTAACCCAGCAGTTGTCCCCGCAAGGGTAAACGCCCCAGTACTAATGTCAAGGGAAACAGGCGAGGAACCAGACGTAGAAAGATCAAGACTATTTCCAACAACTGAGTAGGTTTGGGTAGTTCCGTCAATCGTTCTGGACGTTTGCAGAAGAACGTTAGGCTGAGTCCCAGTAAACAGACCTCTGCTACAATTAAGTATTTTTAGTGAAGGGTCCGGAATAAGGGCCAATACGACGTAAGTATCGGTCGTGCTGGTAATTTTGGTTAGGGTACTAGTTCCGGTATTACCGGCGGTAGCTTTTTCGCCATAGCTGACAACAAAACCACCCCCGTTACCCAGTGTTGTCCCACCTTCTCCCGCCTCACCTAGTCCCGTAAGGTTTGCATTAACAGGAACACCAAAGTGGATCGTAAAGCCGCTGTCGTTTGGACGCCCCACCACCATTGTAATGAGCGTGTCATCGACAGTAGTAACAAGGGCTGGAACCGTTGCTGTAGGACTACTGGTGGTCTTGGCTCCTGTTGTCGTTACGTTGTAAGGGTTACCAGTAGTAACGCATCCTCGAAACGTAAAAAGGCGGGCAACAAGGTGGTCAGTTGTGGATCCAGTGACCACAGACGCTTCGGATGCGGATGCTGCCCGCTTCCACCAAACATGAAGCTGGGAGCCGCTCGCGAGGCCAGCAGTATCCGAAACAGGC